AGGATCGCTGAGGGCTCGGTGTCGGAGCCGCCAGCCGAAGACGCGGTGACGGTCGGCGTGCCTGTGATGGTCTCGCCACCGATGATGCCAGCCGAGAAATCGAAGGTGACGGCGATCTGCTCGGCAGGGTCTTTCGGCGAGAGCGTCTGCGTGGTCATCGGATGACGATCCGCCAGTTCGAGGATGCGGCGGTCAGAGTGGCGTTCGGCGCGGCCATGATCAGGGTGTAGCGCGGGTCGTCTATCGGCACCGACGAGCGTCCGCCGTCGTAGGTGTCGAGGGCGTTGTCATAGGTGTCGTCGGGGTCGTCGTAGGCGACGCTGGCCATGGGGATTCCGGTCTGTCGACGGCGAGGTTAGAGCAGTTTTGCCATGTTGGTGGCATGGCCGGCATTGAGAGTGGTGACAAGGGCGTTCGCGGTGTCGAAGGCCACGGCGCCGACCATGGATCTTGTGATGCCTTCGTTGGCGCCTTCTCCTGCCGGCAGGGTGGTGCCATAGTCGAGCGCGTTCCACTCGCGCTGTGCGGCCGTGAGTTCGTTGAGGCCGTCCCAAATCTTGCGGTTGGCGGCGCGAATTGCGGTGATGTAGTCCTGCTGTCTGGTGCCCATGGGCTTATTCCTTGGTGGTTAGGTGAGTAAGCCAAGCGCCCGCAGCTTGGCCTCGAGTTCGTCGACGCGGGTCTTCAGGTTGTTGATGGTGGCGATCGCGAGGTCGCGATTGGCGGCGGTATCCCATCCTCCGGCGGCGGTACCGGTGCCACCGGCGGGCGCGGCGGGCGCGGTGGCGGTCAGGGCGGCCGGTTTGACGACGGCGGTTGCGCCGTAGAATCCGAGGCGAGGGGCAGCGCCGTCGGCTTCGATACGCAGTCCTTCGCGCGCGGCGGCGAAGTCCCAGGCGGAGAACGCGAGGCGGGTCTTGCGGGTGGCGTGCGTGGCGTCGGTCCACGTGGCGGCGATGTCGGCCTGCGTGGTGTCTGCCGTGGTGCTGGACTCTGCGCCGAAGACGAGGCGCGGCCCCAAGCCGGCGGCGCCGACTCCGGCGCCGGTGACGTTCTTTATCAGCGATTCGACCGTGACGGGGGCATTGTTTGTGGCGTCGGTCAGGCTGTGCGTACAGGTCCCGTAGATGGTGGCGGCCGTCGTCTGGTTGATGGTTCCAAGAACGGTGGTATTGGCTCCGAGGCCGACGGCGTTGGCGCCGATGACGATGCTGTAGCTGTCGGCATCGGAGAAACCCCTGGACGAATACCCCAAATAGGTGCTGTAAAGGGCGTTCACCAGAGATGTGGCCCCGTCCGCCTGCATTCGCCCGGCGTACATTCCCAGTCCTACGTTGTAGAAACCGCCGGTTATATTGTAGAGCGCGCCATATCCTACTCCGGTATTGTTGCTTCCATTAGTAATGGCAAGACAGGCGCCAAAACCAAGTCCGGTGTTTTGGTTTCCTACCGTGCAGTTTTGCATAGCAGTACAGCCAAACGATGTGTTATTTGATCCTGTCGTGTTTTGGGACAGTGCAAAATAGCCGAAAGCCGAGTTTCTGATGCCTGTTGTGTTGTAACGCAATGCACCAAAACCCACTGCTACAGTTGTCTGCGCAATTGCGCGCGCTTCCCATACGTAGGTCGCTGTGCTACTTTTCAGAGATAGAGCTGCGGTCGAAACAGCCGTGATCTGTTTTACGGATAGAGCGGCGATTGCTCCATCAAAATCATTAGTTGGCGTGATCGTTAGTCCGGTCGTCGCGGTCGCGGTCGGGCCGAACGTCCCTGTATCCGTATTGGACGCCAGGGATTGCCCGCCAATGGATACCGTAAAACTTCCAGCGGTGCGGCCGGATACCGTCCAAGAGACTTGATATTTTGCTGCGGAGGTAATCGACGCGCTGTGGGAAAGCGCTGCTGTTCCACCGCCATTCGCATGAGCAAACACATCATCCGGGCTTTCAGTCCATCCGGACGGCACTGTCCATCCTGCGGTTGTGAGTAACTCAGCTCCTAGCGTCGGTCCATCTGTTGCCGTTGTTCCTTGAATCGTGACGTTTCCCCCTGTAGGGGATAGCGTTACAAAGCCGTTGCTCGCTACATTGACGCTCAGATAATTTGTTGAATCATAGCCAAGCCGAAGTTGCTCGGATATCGCCATTGCGTGCAACTTCGCCAGCGGCGAAGTGAGGCCGATTCCGAGGCGGTTTGTCAGCTCGTCATAGGCCGCCGAAACGCCGAGCAGGATTTTCCCCTTCGTGGCATGCCCTGTCGATTGCAGAGCCAGCGTTTCTCCGGCAAGCGTTCCCCCGACGAGGGTTTGCCCGCCTGCAACGCCTCTGAGGCGGGCGAGGCCAGGGCTCGAATCGGTCCCAATGACGGCCTCAATGACCTCGATCGCGTCGTTGGCGAGGGCGTGCTGCTCGGCGTGGCCGATCCTGGGGTCGGCGGCTGCCGGATTGCTGAGACTGTCCAACGAAACGGGAAAGCTTATTGGCATGGGGTGGGTGGCGTGGCCTGGGATTCGCTCCTTGGCAGTCTGACGATGGCGGACGGGAAAGTTAAGGCAAAAAATGGCACTCCCGGATCTACGCCTCGCCGGTCGGCAGCAGCGGCTCGATCTCGCGCGCGGTGCCGGTTTTCACAAAAACTTTGAGGCCGTACTTGGCGACGATCGACGCGAGGTCGAAACGATAGAGACTGCCCATTTATTGCCCTTTCCTGAGCCTGAAGATGGTTCTACGGGATACTCCGATGGCATGGGCGGCGCGGATCGGAGAGATTTCTCCGGTACCGAGCGCCTGCAGGTCGTGACGGTGCTGCGCTTTCGGGAGGCGCGCAATGTAGACGCGCTCCCCGGCATACTCGCGCCGCACGGCAAGCTCGCCAAGGCGCACGGCTTCGTCGAGCGTGCGGCCGTCGGCGAGTGACTGGCGAATGACGTCGGTGAGGGTTCGCAGCATGGCTTCGATCTCCTTTGGCATGGTCAAAAGCGGCCGATACGCCCAAACCGGCGCAATTGTGGGCGGGCGGCTGTGGCGCTGGGTGGAGGTGGCTCCGCCATCGGTTGTTGCGCTGCGTCGTTGGTTTCGACGGGCGCCGGGCGCGGGGATTGTGCGAGCAGCGCAGCGGCGCGGCGGTCCCAGTCGGCAACGCGCCACTTGTGCAGGCGCAGTTCGGGGTGATGGGTGACGGCGTAGGCATAAACCCAGGTGTCCAGCGGTTCATTGCGGGCGCCGCGGCGCTTCTCGAAGCGGTTTTTTCCCGGGTTGTAGGTCTCGCTGACCAGGCCGGAGAAGTATTCCGGCGGGAGGTCTGAGGAGAAGTGGCACAGGCGATCCTCGGGGCGCTTCTCGGCGTCGGTCGACAGGCGGCCATAGAGGACGTTTTTGACGGCGACAGTGCCGACGTGGTAGATCATGACGCCCGTCTTGTCGTAGGTTCCGCGCCAGTTAATCTCCTGCATCTTGCCCTTGCTGATCACCGGGGCGTTGTTCGGCACGGCACCGAAAATGACCATCATGCGGCGCAGGCTGCTGGCGCGGACGTAGGCCTTGACGGCTTCGGTTCGGTGTCCGCCGGCATCGATGGCGGTGGCCTCGATGCGCAGTACGCGGCCGCAGGCGGTGACGATGGGCGTCGTGAGCAGATCGGTCAAGGCAGCCCACACGGCGAGGTCAGCCGGATCGCCGGGGAGTTCGACGTAATCGATTGTCCAGGCGGCCATGCCGCGACCCCAGCCGACGAGCTGCACGGCGAGGCGGTTGTCCTGCGTGTCGACGCCGGCGGTGATGGCGAGGACGCCCGCCGGGGCGGTGCGCAGCGCGTAGGGCTCGGCGCGGTCGGCCACGACGTTGTGCTTGACCGAGCGCATGGCCGGGTCTTCCCAGGTTTCCGCCAGGCGATCGTTGATGAAGGTTTTTAGCGTGGCTGGGTTGTGCTGCGCCTCGAGCCACATCTCGACGAGGTCGGCCCAGCGCGGGCCGAGTCCGATCTGGTAGTAGAGTCCGTTGAGGCGGTAGCCACGAATGAGCGAATCGGGGTTTTCCGGCACCCAGCTTCCGGCGGAGATTATTGCGGACTTGTGGTGCTCTTCGATCAGCGCGCCGCACTCGCGGCAGACGTAAGCCACGCCAGTGCGTCGGCTGCTGGCGCCGGAACTCCAGCGCAAACCGGACCATTCCAGCGGCTGCTGCTCTCCACAGTGCGGGCACGGGACGTAGTAGCGGCGCTGGTCGCTCTTGAGGTAGAGCGCTTCGATGCGCGAGATGCCGGCGATTTGCGGGGTGCTGACGTAGAGGCGCTTGTACGTGGCGGGGAATGCCGACGTGCGGCCGTCGAGCATTTCGACAGGGTCGTCGCCGCTGGTGAGGTTGGCAGCGAATTCGTCGAGCTCGTCGACGATCAGCGTGCGGACGCTGGTGGATTTGAGGCGCTGCGGGCTTCCGGCGTGCTCCAGGTAGAGCTGGCCGCCGGCAAAATCCTTGAACTCTCGCCTGTTGGAGCCGTTTCGGCTGTCGGTGCTGGCGAGGGTGGCGCGGACGGCCGGGGTTTCCTCGAGCATGGGCCCGAGCTTTTGCGCCACCCATTTGTGCAGGGAGACTTCGCCGGGCAGGCAGACCATGATCGGTCCGGGGTTGTGTTCCATGGTGTAGCCGAGCGCATTGACGGCGATCTCGGTCTTGCCGAACTGAATCGGGAACATGAGCACGGCCACACGCACGGGCGAGCGGCTCGACAGGCAGTCCATCGGCTCGCGCAAAGGCGGGTTGCGATCGGTGCGCCAGCGGCCCGGCTCGGCGCTGCCCTTGCTCGACAGGCGGCGGTGCAGGTCTGCCCACTGGGAGACGGTCAGCGACTTGCGTGGGGCGAGCGCGCGCGCCAGGGTGGCGGCAATGCGCTGCCCAGGGTCGGCGTAGGCGGCCGGGGCGATCATGATTACTGCCTCCTGGCGAGCCTGCCGAATTCGTCGGCGAGCTCGGCGAGAAGGCTTTCGACCTGGTCGGACAGGATCGCGAGGATTTCCTGCTCGGCGCTGATGGCGGCGATCTGCGGCGCGAGGATGCTGGGCAGGGTTTCCAGCCGGTTGCGCAGCATGGTGGCGGCGCCGGCCACGACGGTGAGTACGTCGGCGGCGACCATCAGGCTGCCGCAGCGCTCCTCGTAATCCAAGCGCGCCAGCTCGGCGGCGTAATGGTCCTTCTTGTCGCGGTTGTCATGGTACATCTCGGTGACCACGGCGGCGCGCTCGGGGGCGCCATTGCTGCGCGCCAGGCTGGCCTTGCTTTCTTCGACGAGGACGCGGCCTTCGACGTCGGTGACCAGGCGGCCGGCTTTCTTCAAGGCGGTGACGTAGCTGCGGCCGACGCCGATGAGGCGTGCGAATTCCGCCTGGCTGACGGCTTTTGGGGCGTCCGGCATCGGCGTGGCGGTCACGGGGTGACCTTCCCCAACTCGCGCGCGATGGCGCGGTCGATTTCCACCGGTAGCTCGGCGTTGATCTTGGCCAGGATGCGGCTGCTGATGCGGCGGCTGCTGAACATCTGCGAAAAGCCAATCACTTGCAGCGGCTCGATCGGCAACCTGGAGCTGCCAGTGCGGCGAAAGATGGTGCGGCCCTTGTTGCCCACGAAGGCCCCTTCGAGCTTCTTGAGCCCGCCGGCGCGCTTGATCAGGAAGCCAAGCTGGCCACCGAGTCCGGACAGTGATCGCTTGCTGGCGCGCGAGCCGCGGACGTTGACGGACTGGCCGGCGGCCTGCACGGCGGCTAGGAAGTGGATGAGGTTGAGCGAGCGGCCGCGCTTGCGCGTGGAGCCGAAAATTTCGATCAGCGCTTCGGGATTGCCTGCGCGGGCCTTGCGCAGGGTGATGGCGTTGCGCACTTCGGACGCTTTGACCGCGAATTCCTGCGGGATGGCGCGATTGATCTCGGCGCGCGCTTTCTCGGCGACCTTGTTGATGGCCGGGCCAATGGCTTTATCGCGGACGCCTTGCGCCTGTTTGGCAAGTCGGGCCTTGACGTCGCCGACGTTGAGCACCTTGACGCTGATCATGGCTGGCCTTTCGGTGAGGTATCCGAAACGGGCAATCCGTGGCCCGGAGGGCGGACGCCGATTTCGATTCCGTTTTCGCTGGCCCAAAAGCTCGGCTGGCCATCGAGTCCGGCGCGAATGGCGGCATCGACCGGCGCGCGGCCGAAGGCCTCTCGCATGGCGTCGATGAATTCGGCAACTCGTGGCATTTCGGCACGCAGGTTATTCTTGGTCATGGCTGTTCCGGGTTCACAAGGGCTGTTCCGGGTACCCGGAACAGCGGGAAGCCTTGCCACGCAAGGCTTGTTCCGGGTGTTCCGGGTGTACCTCGCGTGTACACGCGAGAAAAGAGTTAACGTGGCGCGAAGGCGCGCGCGAAGCGTGCGCGCGTG